TGCCGATATTACCTTTCCAATGACTATCAGCACGGGACCAAGGGCTGCAACAACAAGTGCAATGGTGACAATCGTTTTCTTTGTCCCCTCATCAAGGCTGTTTAAGAAATCAACAAATTTCTGAACCCATCCAACAATCTGCTTGATGGCGGGCATCAACAGTTCTCCAAACGAAATGGCAAGTCCCTCTAGGGCAGATTTTAGAATGGTGATCTGTCCCTGCAGGTTATCAAGCTGTGTATCTGCCATCTGCTGTGCAGCCCCACCGCTGTCTGTAATCTTCTGCTGAAGGTCATCCCATGTACTTCCCGTATTGGCAAGTAAAGCATTTACAGAAGAAAGATCTGTCTTGTTGAAAATCGTACTGATGATATTGGACTTCTCAGCTGATGTCATGCCATCCATAGAGGTATTCAAATCTCCAAGGATATCATTCAGACTTCTCATGTTTCCTTCCGAATCATATACAGAAATACCTAATGCCTCCATCTGCTTGGCTGCAGCATCAGTCGGACTCTGCAATGACAGAATAATGTTACGAAGATGTGTACCACCTTCTGCACCTTTGATACCATTATTAGCAAGGATACCAAGGGCAGTATTCAATTCTGCTGTTCCTCCCTTGATGGATTTTGCTGTTGCACCAATGGTAAGAATACCTTCTCCTAACTGTGCCACAGACGTATTTGTGGTAGATGCGGTCTTTGCCATCTGATCTACCATCGTTTCTGCCTTATCAACTCCCATACCGAGGGCTGACATGGCATCTGTTACCATATCTGATGCAGATGCAAGTTCTATATCTCCGGCGGCTGCCAGATTAAGTACCGTTGGCAGAGTATCACACATCTGCTGTGTATCGTATCCAGCAAGAGCCAGATAATTAAGAGCCTCGGCACATTCAGATGCTGAAAAAGCAGTTTCAGACCCCATCTTCTTTGCCAGTTTGGAAAGTGTATCCATTGTATTTACTGACTGCCCGTTTACCTTTGACATGGAATCTTTTGTGATTCCCATTGTTGCCTGTACCTGTGACATGGAAGATTCAAAATTGGCAGCTGTAGTAACCGATGCTGTTCCTAAAGCAGTCACCCCTGCTGTAACGGGTAATAGTTTCTGTCCGGCAGAAGAAATGTTATCTCCTGTGGTCTTTAACTTCTCTCCGGCTGTGGCTATCTTCTGGACAGCTGTAGCTGACTGATTTGCCTGTGTTTCAAGGTTCTTCAAATCCTGCTCTGTCTCTACTATTTCTCTTTGAAGGGCATCATACTGTTCCTGTGAGATTTCTCCATTGGCAAGTGCTGTATTTGCCTGTTCTGCTGCTGTCTTTAAGGTTGCCAGTTTTTCTTTCGTTTCGCCAACAGCCTCAGCAAGCAGTTTATGTTTCTGTGCCAGAAGTTCCGTATTGCCTGGATCTAGTTTTAGCAGTTTATTCACATCTTTAAGCTGTGACTGAGTAGACTTAATCTGACCGTTCACACCTTTAAGGGCATTCTGTAATTTGGTTGTATCACCACCGATTTCTACGGTAATTCCCTGTATACGGCTTGCCATGAATTCTCACCTCCTCCTAAAAATGGGTACAAAAAAAGGAGCATCTCTGCTCCTTAACAAAAGAAAAACACCTGCCATTTCTGACAGATGTTCTATGTAATATTAAAATATTTACCGTACGTATTTTAATAAATCATCAATATCCCATAACTGCATCATAGTATTTCTACTCTCTGCGAATTTCCTTGCATCCCTTGTAAACTTGGTTGATGTCACAACAACTGACTGATTTGCTTGCATTGCTGTTTGAACTCCATATAAACTCCTTACAACGCTGACATCCACTTTATGCTTTTCTCCCCAATGTTTACATTCTACAATCAGGGTAAATGGAATTGGATCTGCCTTTGTCGCAATGATATCTCTTCCGCCATCCCTCGTTGCTTGAGTAACCTTTACAGTAAACCCCAGACTTTCAAATATCTCTCCTACAAATAACTCAAATTCTCTCGGAGTCATATTTCTTATCTGCTCACGATTCCGTTCAAGAATATCATCAGCCTCGATATATTCTTCATATGCATAATTACTATAATAATCATCAAATTCATATTCTATATCCGCACTAGGCTCATCTACGAACTCTCCACCGTTGCATTCAGAAGCTGAATAATTAAATGCTCCTACAGGGTATTCGTATCCACGGATATTATAATCTATACTTCTTCCACAGGCCTCACAGCGGTATTCTCCATAAAAGTTATATTCTACTTCGGCACCCATAGATCTTTCAGTTGAAGTTGTATCATAATCCAAGCTGTCTGCTTCTACATATGTGATATGCCCACAGTTATTACATTTCACATAAAAATCACCAGAAACCTTCATCATTGTAACCACCGTCCTTTTCTTGATTTTCAGCCTTTTTCTGGTGATAGTATAGCAGAAAAAGGCTGTGTTCTCAATCAGAAACGGTCGAAATCTTCCTGCGTTGCAAGTTCTGCATATTTACAGTCATCGTTTCTGCACTCTGCATACATATCATTGATAAGACCTATCGACAGCATATCAAGATCTGCCATTGATAAGCCTAACTGCACACAGCGAAGCAGAAACAACGGGGTTGTCATTTCACGCTCAGTTGGGCGAACTTTTTTTTAGATTCAACATCCGTTTTTACATTCAGTCCCCAAAGTTCAATCAGCTGCGGAAGAACCTGGTAAATAGAGAATGTATTGAAATTATCAAGCCACTCTTCTGGAGTATCCGGGATAGATGGGTCTGCGTGTTTGGCCATAATAAAAGCTATGTTTTCAAACATCTCAAGCGAGAACATATCCAGATTTGATGACTCTTCCTTCCCATCACCAATACTTTTCTCAAGCATGGCAAGGTCTTTATAAATATCCCTCTGAAACTTTAATCTGTAGATTCGTGGGATGGCTGCACTCGCTTTGAATGCAACCATCTGTCCGTCAATCTCTATATCTTTTCTGATTCCCATATCTTCTGCCTCCTTAAGATACAACCTTGGTTGATTTTGCAGACTGCTGTTCAGCTACCGCTGTCGGCTGATATACACTCTTGTACCAGTTGTTATAAACTGTATCCGTAGTAGCATCACCTGTCTTAGCCTTAACATATCCGTCTGCCATCGGTCTCGCTTTGATGGTAAGTGTCTCTGTCTGTACTTCTTTCTCATCCTCATTGCTCTTAGACTCAATTGTTGGACGGGATGCGGTACAGTTATAAAGCACATGACGGATTTTTCTGATATCTCCATCAAATTCAAAAAGAAGTGCAAAGCTGCCTGTCTCAGAATTTGCATTCTCGACAAGGACCTTATTGGCATCCTGTTCCTCTTTTAAGATATCTGTACGGAATGACTCAGGAATCATGGCAAGTTCAAGGTCACCATCATATCCCTGATTGTTGTTGATTACATAATACTCAATACCATCGGCATAGAATGATTCCGGCTCACCTGTCGGATCCATGCTGATGGATACTGCACCCGGCATAGGTACAGGAGTTCCAAAACTTACCGTGCCTTCCTCTGCAACAGTAATCGGTGCATAATGCACGTTGCAGATATTAAACTTGACTTTATTCTTTTTATTAGCCATCTTTATATCCTCCTTCATACTGGCATGGCAAACTCGAAGGCTACCTCATAGAGTTTTTCTTCCTCTATCCATACCTCCGACTGCTCATAAAAAATACCGTGGTTATCAAGCACGGCAGTTACTTTTTCTTCCAAGGACACATCCTTGAAATCTGTATACAGTTCTATCCTTACTTCACTCATTTTGTAATAAACTCTGCCATCGGCTGCGAAGTTATCACTCCCCGGCAACAGGTAACACAAAAATGGCGGGTCGGGACTTTCTCCCTCTGCAAAATGGTCATATGCAAAGGGAATCCCCATTTCTTCTATGATTTTTACTAATTCATCCATCATGAACCTCCGATTGCCTTTTTAATATCAGACTCCAGTTGTTTGACAGCACTTTCTTCAGCAGGTGCGATATGTGGGACTGCCTTTGTCCTTCCACCGCCCCTTTTTGCATGACCTTTCTCAAGCAGATGTGCAAGCTGATATTTCTTTGGAGAATGTACTGTAAGTTCCAAAGATTCAGAAGTCTCTTTTGTTGTACTGACCTTCCAACTCTTCGAGTAGGCACCTGTTTTCTTTGGAGCATTTGCCTGGATATCTTTTTTC